GGCGGCCAAGTCGGCGAGAATAATGCCGTCAAGGTTCACCGGGGACTGCTCAACGAGTTGCACGGAAACAACCTGCTGGCCTGCGATAGTGGCAACGTTGCCAACAACCGAGGTGGTCACGAGGTCGGTGTTGCTAACACTGCTGTTTTGGCTGGTCTGCTCAGCGGTGCTTGCGCCGGTCGTAATCTTAGGCAAGTTGATTGAGTCGGTGCCGGTTGGCAACGCCTGCTTGGTGAAAAGGTCAGCGGTCACGCGGCCGGCGCGAGCCAGGTTCACGTAGTCCGAAACCATCCACGTCGGGGGAACAAACTCTCCACCCGAGGTGTCCGTGGTGTTGATTGCGCGGGTTTCCTCATTTGAACGGGTCAAACGGGAACGGGCACCGTCAACGTCACCGCGGTTCATTGAAACGCTTGCCAGGTCGCGGAAATACGACGGGCTGGTGGTGTCGCCCTTGCGGTACGTGGTTGGTTCAGAAACAACCTGCACCGACGCGGAACGCGTGGCAGGGGCTTCCGAAATCTTAGCCTTGCGGGCTTCCTCAGAAACCAGGGCGGTGTGTTGTGCGTCCAAACCGTCACGCTCAGAAATGAGGGCGTTGAAGGTGTTGGTTTCATCTTCCGTAAACGTGTTGCGTGCTTCCGAGTCGGCGGCGGAAATCAAGGCGTCAATCTTTGACTGAACTTCCGCACGCTGTTCGGCAACGCGATTAGAGAGGGCCACAATGGTCCCCTTTCTGTGTTGTCGTTTTTTGGTGAAACCGCGGCCGAGTGGTCGCGCAAGTGGTGGCCCAAAAGGGTTCCGGCTTGCTCAACCGGCGCGACGTAGCGCGGTCAAAGTCCAACACCGGGTGGTGTTGGAAAACTAGATACGAACCCGCGCCGCCTTAGCACGCGCCAAAGACAACCCCAGGCCGCGAGGTGTCGCGCCTGTTTCTGCCATAGGTTCACCGTCAACCGGTTCCGCCGGTTCCGCCTGGTCCGCTTCAATCGTGGCCGGGTCCTGTGTAGCAACACCCAAACCCTCATACGCGGCACGCGCGTCCGGGTCATTTTCAACCGCAACCAAAACCTCAGACGTTTTCAAAATGTCCGCCGCTGTTGCTTCCTTATGCGCAACGGAGTCAGCCGACGACCCGGGGTTCATACGTAAATCTGCGTACATAATCCCAAAACCGTCCAACTCCGAAACCGTGGCGTCACGCTCAGACTCAGGGCGGCCCGTGACAACAATGACCGGGACCCCAAAACTTTCCACAAAATCAACAACGCCGGGAACGCTTGACCCGTTCGCAATCAGCGTGCCGTCAATGTCAGAAATGACCACCGCGTTATTTGGTTCCGCGGCTTTCATTTCGCCCGGTTCCATTTCCGCCGGCTCCATAGGTTCAGTTGGTGTTCCACCTGCCGCAACAACTAACTCGGCCAACGTGTCACCGGCTTCCTCAATGGTTTCACCCGCCGCCTGAATAGTTTGCAAAACGCTTTCCAGAAGGACAATGTTGGCCTCAGATAGTTGCCGGCCAATCCTCAACTCCTTGCGCATTTCTGCGACACGGGCCGCCGGCACTTTCTCAGCCAACAAACGAAACACCTGGCCACGTAGGTCCGCGGTTGTTGTTGGGCTTGCCGGGTAAGTCACAACCGAAACGTCAAACAAACGACACTCGTGAATTGTGCGTTCCGTGTAGTCCTGTGACCATGACTGTTTCACAACGGAAAAGGCAAAACTCATTTGGTCCAAATCGCCGCGGCTCATTGCCGACCGGATTGTTTGCACCAACGGGCTAGAGGCGTCAAGTTGTGCCTCTGCGCGTAGTCCCTTGCTGTCCTCTGCAAGGGTCAGGGTGCCCGACTTAGTACGGGCCAACGGTACACCTTCGTGGTTCAGTAGTAGCCGGACGTCGTCGTTTTCTTGTAGGGCTTTTGTGAACGCACCCGGCGCAATCGTTTCGTCATACTCCCCAAGGAAATCCGTCACACGGTAAGGCGTGTTCGTTAGGCTGGCGTATCCGCTAAAAGTGACCAAACCGGAACCGTCAACGTTTTCACGCATTTCCAGGTTTGCAACGTTCACGGCACGGGTTTCGCGCAACGTGGAAAGTTTTGCGGGGGCTTGCGTTGTCATTGTTGGCCTTCCGTATTTGTTTGCTGTGCCGGTTCCGAACCGGTAAGCGTTGATAGGTCCGCCCCATTTAATGCCGAATTCAAGGGCAACAGGTAGTCGTCACCAAAACCCGGAACCGGTGCAAGGTCCTCGCGTTGTCGTATTTCGTTCAACGAAAGGAAACCAGACGTTCGTGCTGTTTGATAAGCCGCGAAACGTGCCGCGGTGTCGGCTTGCAAAAGGTCGGACAAATCAAACCGAACAAAATACCCGTCCGGGAGCATTGCCGACAACGCGAACTCAATGCGCTTCAAATAAGGGCGCAACGTATGGCGGATGAACCCAATACTTTGTTCCTCAATACCCGAACCCCAAGATGTGCTGGGGGCTGTGTCAGATAGCAAATGCGGCGGAACACCAAAAAGGGCCATGATGTCCGTGCGTTGAAACGCCCGGGTTTGCAAAAACTGTGCCTGCTCAGGTGTCACGCTAATCGGGCGGAACGTTGCGCCACCGGTCAACACCGCGGGCAGGTGCGCTTTGTTCAAACCTGCGTGAGATTGTGACCAACTAGCCGCAATGACTTTCGCGTCGTCCGAGGTCAACGCACCGGGCACCTCAATGACACCCGAAACTGTTGCGCCTTGCGAAAAGAAAGACGAACCGAAACGCTGTGCCGCCAACGCAAGGCCAAACGTGTCACGCGCTTCCAACGGTCCCAACCCCAACGGGCCAACACCGGAAACCAAAAGGGGAATGTGTACCAAGTCCTCGGTTGGGAAATCAGATTGCCCAACCTTCCACGTCCAACCCTTCACGTTTTGACCCTCGCGAACCGGTACCGGTTTCACGTCGTCAGGGTGCAACACGGAAACGGCAGTGGGGAAACGTCCCGAACGGTCAACAACCGCGGCGAACGCGTTGCCCCTGATTACTAACGACGTCATCCAACGCCCAATACCGTTCCACAACGGCATCGGGTCCCCGTTCAAATCAACAAAAAGGTTCTCAAGTTGTTGCGCAACTTCCGCGTTTTCTGTTCGCTTTTTGATTGCCCCGTCGTACTCATAAACGTACAGGGGCGTGGAACTAACTGACTCCGCCAAAATGCGAACACACCCGTACACCGTTGCGATACGCAACACCGAATCCGGGGTGACGGAAATGCCAGACGCGGACAACGAGCCGGCCTGTGAGTTTGGCGGAATAACGGGGTCAGGTGCCCACGAACGGCGTGACTGTTCACGGCGGAAAAGACTCACTCGTTTTCACCCTTTCGCAACGACAACCCCGCGGACAAATAACCAACAACCAAACAACAAACACCGGCGACGGCCAACCCTGCACCAACACCAAAAGAAATAAACGCGGCAATGGTCAACAAACCGAAACCAACCAACTCAACAACCGTGGAAACCACAACAACCCCTAAACGTAGTCGTTCAAGTTCAACACCGTGGGCGTGACCGGTTCGGCGGGTGCCGAACCAAACCCGTGCACCGCAAACGCCACGGCATAAAGTGGCGAAATGTCCAACGACGCGTCCCGGCGGTTGAACGCCCACGCCTCACCAACCCGGCGGCGCGTCACCCCTGCCGTTGCAACGTCCAAAGAAACCTGCCCCAAATGGCGAACACGTCCCGAACGAACCAACGCGGAAAACGCACCGCAAGCCTGCGCAACCTCAAACGAACGAACCGGCAGAACCTCAACGCCGGCGCGTGCCAAATCGGGGAGCAACTGCGACGCCTCAGAACGCGGGTCAATGACAACGGCCAGCGGTTCGTGTCGCCCAACCAACTCCAACAACCGGGAAACAACCCAACCAATACCCCCGTGGTGCTCAATCACGTCCACCACAACAACACCATCCGGGCGAAAACTAGCCGCCCCAATAGCCGCGGACCGTCCGTCAGGTGAAACGTCAACACCAAAAACAACCGAACCGTCCAACGTTGCGCCTTCATCACGGCACCGCGCCCACGCTTCCAGGTCAATCGGCGGGTCAGAAATGACGTCCACCCACTGACACAAAACCTCAGTCCTGAAAACACCTTCCGGGTCCGTCATAGCCGCGGACTCAATGGACCGCTCAGAAATCAAAAACCCCAACGACGGGTTCGCCTGTGCCCAACCCTCACGGTCCGAAACCTCACAACCGTCTGGGGCACTCCACTCAAACAACGCCAACGGCGAGTCCGTTCCCGTGTCAACACTTTCCAGGGCTTGCGCCCGCAAGTGTTTCAACACAACGCTAAACCTGTCCCCCGCATTACTAAACGCCCAAACCTGTGACTGTGGCCGCGCCATCGTCGTTTTCGTCACGGCACTCCACGAGTCCCAGGTTTGGTGCTCACGTAGTTCGTCCAACAAAACCAAATCCCCCGACAACCCACGGCCACCGCGACGCGACGCCGCCGCGATTTTGTACCGCTCCCCAGACTTCAACCGCAACTGCTTACGCCCCGCGGCTTTGTCAACGGCCTCAATCTCTGCCGCCAAATCCGGCACGCTCTCAGCCATTTCAACCGCCGCCAACCACGCCTCTTCCGACGTGTCCAGGTTTTGCGCTGTGCCAATAACCAACGGCGCACGGTCCAGGTACATCCGCCACAAACTCAAAACCTTCATACACAAAGTTTTTCCGTTTTGGCGGGCCACCTCAACCACGACGGTTTCAAAACGGTAGGACCCGTCAGGGTTCAACTCCAACGCGTGAACAAACAGCCAACGTTGCCACGGGAAAAGTTGCAACCCCAACACTTCCTCAGCGAACGCAATGACCTCAAAACCGCGCGACGTTGCCGGCGTCAATTCACCCCGCGGGGGAGTGAATAAACGCGGAACCTCAACTCCTAACAGCCCGGAGTTCCGCAAGCCGTCCGCCAACACGTTCCTCAACCCCTAACGCTTTCCGTTCAGCCGGTGTTCCGCCCAACGCCCGCAACGTGTTCAAAAGGTGAGGACCGTGCCAACCCAAAACCTTCGCCCTGTCCTCAGCCGTTTCAATCATTTCGGCGTAGTGCAACGCGAGGGCCGCGGCGGCCTGGTCCGTTTCCGTCAACCAATCCATACCCGCCAAACAATCACGGACCACGGCCACCAAATCAGGCCGAACCCGTACGGCGTCCACCACGGTTTCAGACACCGGGGGTAATACTTCCGGACCCCCAGCGGTGTTTCGTGGCTTAGACGGCAACGTACGGCCTTCCCGTAAGGTCCTGACCCGGTAGGGGGGTCCCGAACGCAAAAAATGCAAAAG